ATGCGGATATTGGAAGGAAGTGAAACCGTGGGAAATGATGAACTGATTCGGAAACAGGCGGCGATTGATGGTGGGGATGACAGCATAATTCAGTTACAGCGAGGTGATTGTTTGGAGCTGATGAAGCGGTTGCCGGACAAAAGCGTGGATTTAACAGTAACTTCCCCGCCGTATGACAATCTTCGCACATATAATGGGAACATTAGCCAGTGGTCGTTTGAGAAATTCAAGCAGATTGCGAAGGAATTATATCGAATTACCAAAGATGGCGGCGTGGTAGTTTGGATTGTGGCAGATGCTACTATCAAAGGAAGTGAAACGGGGACTTCTTTCCGACAGGCTTTGCGGTTTATGGATTGCGGGTTTAATTTGCACGATACGATGATATACGAGAAGAATAACGCAATTCCACTAAATCACAACAGATACGAACAAACATTCGAGTATATGTTTGTTTTTTCAAAAGGTAAGCCAAAGACTTTCAACCCAATTAAAATCCAATGCAAAACGGCTGGATTAAAAACAAGCAAAAGAACTTTTTACCAAAGAAGAGAAGATAACATCCCGTCGGAAGGTCACAAAAACGGAGCTGTCAAAGCTGACAAGATCAGGAACAATATTTGGCAGTATTCTGTAGGCGGCGGAAAAATAAAGCACCCAGCCGTGTTCCCTTTGCAACTTGCTAAAGACCACATTGTTTCATGGAGCAACGAAAACGACACCGTTCTTGATTGTTTTATGGGGAGCGGGACAACAGGCGTTGCTTGTGTCAATCTAAAACGTAATTTTATTGGAATGGAAATTGAAGAAGAGTATTTCAAAGTTGCAGAGGAGAGAATAAACAATGCAAGACTTAATCAGCAGACGGGCGGCGATTGATGCAGTTAAGCAGAGAGAATGGCTGACGGAAGATGCAAAAGAAATCTTAGAAGAAGTTTTGACGCAGTTGCCACCCGCACAGCCGGAACCGCACTGGATACCGTGCAGTGAGAGATACCCAGACATGGATGAAAGAGTCCTTGTTTATACGGGAGCACATGAGTATCACGTTTGGGATTGTATGTCAAACCGTGCGGATAATTATTTTTGGGAAGACGAGGAAGGACTTTACCACGGCAAGTATGAAGTAGACCTGTGGATGCCACTACCAGAACCGTATAAGGGAGGTGATGCAGATGACCAGAGATGATTGCATTAAGGTCATGGAGTACAACAGGGCAAACATGACCGACCCGGATACAATAGCGATTTTTGATGCAGTCATCCGGGAATTATACAAGACACCTCCAGATCCTGACGATGTAATCAGCAGGAAAGCACTTGTAGCAAATATTGACCTCCTGAACACGATGGACTCCATCGAGTACGAAAAGAGCAGACACGGCAAAGCGACTTATGACAAAAAGAGTGTTCTTGGAGCAATCATCACAGAACGCAGGAAGTTAAAAAAGATGGTACTTCGCTTCCCGGCATTAAATCTGGAGGAAAAGCAAAGTGACTCTGGGGCGGAAACTTAATAACCTGATGGTGCAAAAGGGCATGACAATCGGAGACCTATGCGATTCATGCAGCGCAAACCCGGTCGTGATTTTCGGGGTCTTGAACGACATCAGGCAACCGAGCGACCTCCTGCTAAAACGGATGGCATGGGCATTAAATACAGAAGTGGAGGAAATCAAACATGATACTTGCGGTTGACTTTGACGGCACTATCACAATGGAGAGTGCGTATCCGCAGATTGGTCTCCCGAACTGGGATATGATCGAGTATCTCAAAAAGGCAAAGGACGGAGGGAACAGGATTATCCTATGGTCTTGTAGGGAGGGAAACTTACTGGATGATGCCGTAAAATTCTGTGAACAGCTTGGCTTGCATTTTGATGCGGTCAACGACAATCTCCCGGAATTCACCGAGAAGTACGGCAGCAACTCCCGGAAGGTCTTTGCGGACTACTACATTGATGACAAGTGCTTTAAGGCATCTGAGGTCACACAGAAGGTCTCAAAGACCGGGAAAGTGATCGGAGCGCACAGGAGAAGGTCTGGGAAGGTATCCGAATCAGATGAGGTTGGTCAGCAGTTTGAATCCCTTTGGAAGATGTATCCTAAGAAACTGGGGAAAGGACAGATTACCCGGAAGTGCAAAGAGACCCTCCTCCGGGAAGTCGGATATGACCAGATGACAAGGTGCATCGAGAGGTACAAGGATTCCATCCGGGGCAAAGATATGCAGTACGTGATGCACGGTTCGACATTCTTCCATTCCGGGTACGTGGATTTTCTGGATGAGAACACCGATGGGTACGTGCCTGAGACCGAGCAGAAGACCAGTAGCGTCAACAGGGAGACCGGGAGGGTATGGCAGTAATGATGTTTGATGAGCATGAGATACGCAAAGCGTTGTCCGTCCTGAAACCAAATAACGAAGCGTTTGAGGTTCGACTCCTCTTTGATGATTCCCGGAAAACTGTGCAGTCTGGATATTTCCGTTCCGTGGATACGATGATCGAGGAATTGCAGACCAGAGACCTGACGAACTGTAACGTGTACTTCAGCCTGAACCACCTCAATGACGCTTGCTACGACCGCAAGCAGCGTGACCATTTCATGAATGTCTCCGGGACGGCAACAAGCGATAACGATATTGATGGATACGAGTGGATGCTGATAGACCTTGACCCCAAGAGACCGAAAGGAACGGCATCTACAGATGCACAGCTGCGTCTGGCAAGGGATATGGGCAACGCAGTATATAAGTACCTTCAGCAGCTTGGTTTCAGCAAACCTCTGCTTGCCTACTCTGGCAATGGTGTACACCTCCTTTACTGCATCTCCCTTGCCAACAATCCAGACAACAAAGCATTGATTAAACGATGCCTTGAGGTGCTGAGTATTATGTTTTCGACCGATGAGGTCGGTGTGGATACTGCAAACCACAATCCGAGCAGGATCTGCAAGTTATACGGAACGGTCTCCACAAAGGGTCTTAACACCCCGGAGAGACCTCACAGGATGAGCAGGATAATCGGGGAACCCCCGACCGATGTAGTCCCGACCGACCGCAGATACCTTGAAAAGCTGTCGAGCGCAATTCCTTCCGAACCAGAACGGAATCAGCATTATAACGGATGGAATTCTGAGCGGTTCGACTTGGAAGCATGGATGGATAAGTATGGTCTCCGATACCGCAAGACCATTGTCGGGAGTGATGTCAGGTACATCCTAGACCATTGTCCGTTTGACGATGGGCATGACGGCAAGGATGCAGCTATATTTCGGATGGCAAACGGTGCTATCGGATTTCATTGCTTCCATAATTCCTGCGCTGATAAGCATTGGTCGGATGTCCGCAAGCTGTTTGAGCCAGATTATCAGGAAAAACAGGCACAGGCACGAGAGCAAGCAATGTACGGCTCAGACGGATTCAACCGAAACAGGGCAAAGATCAAGCCGAAACACATTGTCGAGGTGGATGACAAACCGATATTCTACACGGCAATGGATGTCCTCAATAAGCCTTACCCGGAGGAGCATTTTATCCGAACCGGGATAGACGAGATTGACAGGAGACTCCGTGGTCTCAAAAAGGGTGCTATCTCTGTTGTGTCGGGACTCCGTGGGTCGGCAAAGTCAACTCTGGTCTCACAATGGATTCTGGAAGCGGTCAACGCCGGGAATAATGTCGGTCTGTTCTCCGGGGAACTGTCGGAACGAAACATCATGAAATGGGTGAACCTTCAGGCAGCAGGGAGATCCCACACACAGGCAACATCTTATGAGGGGTACTACACAGTACCGGGGGAGACTCGCAAGCGCATAGCAGCTTGGTTGGGAGACCATTTCTACATTTACAATAACGAGTACGGCAACGATTTCAACGCAGTCATCGAGCAGTTTGAGAAGGTGATTGAGAAGAACAAACTGGATATGCTCGTTCTGGATAACCTGATGGCATTTAACATTCAGGGACTGGATGACAACAAATTTGAAGCGCAATCGAAATTCGTACTCAGGTTAAAGCAGATCGCATCAAAGTATTACGTGCATATCGTCTTTGTCGCTCATCCCCGAAAGGCTATGGGATTTCTGAGACTCGATGACATCAGCGGAAACGCCGACCTGTCAAACGCAGCAGACAATGCGTTTATCGTACACCGCAACAACAACGACTTTAAGCGACTCTCTGCCCAGATGTTTGGTTGGAAACCTGACAACGAGATATACGATGGTACGAACGTAGTAGAGATCGCAAAGGACAGAGACGGAGGTAATCAGGACATTTTTATACCGCTGTTCTATGAGGTCGAGAGCAAGCGTCTTAAAAACGACTTTACCGAAAACAGGATATATGGGTGGGACGATGAGTTTACTAATACTGAGGAAGGGGAGATGGTCTTCACATGACGCAATGGACACGGCAGACGGCAATAAAGGATATGCCTGACAATGTGGTCGCAAAGTTGTTTCAGGATTGCTACAACGGATTCTATGTCAAGTGGAGGTCTCATCCTCCGGGCATCGACACAAAAGAGCGTGTGGAATACTACAGGGACGCTGAAGCGATTTTAGAGAGGTACGCCGACTATACCCACACAGAGTACGTTCCGAACCTCCAGACAGGACGCTACGAGTGGAGAGAGGTCTATACGGCACAGGAACTGCTTGCGTGGTTTGTGGGATTGCTTGACAGGCGAGTGCTTGATGCGGAGGAGCAGAGGGGGTAGGACTAGCACGGATACCGGGGGCATAAAGGGGAGACCCTCCCCCGGTATTATCCCAAAGGAGATGTATACATGGATGCGCTATTGCAAATGTTGTCGGAGTTTGTAAAAATTAAACCGACCATGTGCGGAGCAACAAAATGTATGCACGAAAGAGCAGAGGAACTGCAAAAGCAACACCCAATATGGCACGGCAAGGACGGAAAATATTATGCTCGTGTCGATGTCGAGGAAGACGGCATCAGGAAACGGAAACTGGTCAAGCGGTCGAGGGAGGAGGATTTGCGAGAATACCTGAGAAACTACTACCGGGGGAGACTATGGCAAGCCGAGCCGGGGTTTAGGGAGTGGTACAAAAAATGGATCGAGTACAAGCAATCCGAAAAGGAAATCCTCCCAGAAACAGCGACCCGGTACTGGAACGACTTTAAGCGGTTCTTCCCGGAAGACGAGCCGATCCTGTGCCAGAAACCGATGGTGCAGATAACGGAGCGTGACCTGACCGAGTTCGTGAAAGGAAACATCAAATCAAAACGCCTGTCCGCAAAAGGATACGGAGGATTGCGTTTGATAATGATCGGAGTTTTCGGGTACGCCAAAGAGCATGACGGAACGGATATAGAGATCCACCGATTCTTCCGGGAACTCCAGATCGGAAAAAAGTCATTTGCACATCATCCGAAGTCCTGCACCGGGGAGGTATTCAGCAAGGCAGAGGTGGCACGATTGCTCAAGTATTTCTGGGATCACCGGGAGACTACCGCAAACCTTGGTCTGATGCTTGCGTTCCATACCGGGATGAGAGTAGGGGAACTGGCAGCCCTTAAATGCGGAGATAATATCCGACCAAATGTGATTCGGGTAGGTAGGACTGAAATAAAATACTACGACCACGAAAGGGAGAGTGTCATAACGACCGTCAAAGACTCC